GTGGGTTGGTGATAGTATGGAAGAGATCGGGGAAGATATGGAATTGAGCCGTGTGAGAATATGGCAGCTATATCAGAAGGGCCTGAATATTATGAGAGATAAGATGACGGCTGAGGAATATAAGAAGTTATTTATAGGGGAATGATAGTGCCCCCCTTTGGCGAAGCCAAAGGGGGGTGTAAGGGAGATGGAGCATATGAGAGATAAGATAATAAATATATTGGGATATATTGGAATAGGTATGATAAGTATTACTACAGGTATTGTGTGGTATGGATTTTGGGGAAGTATAATATGAAGAAGACTACATATAAAGCAATAAAAGATAGAGATATAGAAACAGTATTGTGGGATCTTGTTGACGAAGCTATGAGAGAATTTAATGTTAGTCGTAACTGTAAGATAGGTAGACAGACTTTTAGTAATATCCTCAGTACGCTAAGTCAAATGGAAATGTTGAAGAGAAGAAGGGAAGATAAGAATATGGATAAACAATTGGAGATGGAAGAATATAATATGAAAGAATGGTTGACAGTGATTGAAGGGAATAAGAATTGATTTGGGTATGTGAATAACCCCGCCTTCTAGCGAAGGCGGGGTTTATATGATTGGTTATATGATATTGTATTATATGATGATCTATGGTTGTTATATTCTAAGTATATATCTATCTATCTATAAGTAAAGGAATAAAATAATATACTATCTATCGGTAATAAATATAATATGTATGTAGGTATATGAGGGGTATATGTTATCATATTTGCGAAGTAAATATGATAATGGGGCAAAATTATACGGGCACCATTTTTCAGATTTGACCTAACAAAAGTAAATGCTATGAACAATAAACTACAACAGATATTATCAGATCCACTAAGCTTTATTAGTAGACTGAAGATAATAAATAAAAAAGGTAAGTTGGTTTACCTAGAACCTAGTGACGAACAAATAAAGATGTTTGGTGCGCTGGAAGGTGACAAGGATTGTTTATTCCTAAAGCCTAGACAGATTGGAAGTACTACGTTTTGTTTGGCTTGGTTATTTTATAAGTGGTATACCTCTACTGAACCAATAACCATAGTTATCTTATCACACAAAATATCCTCAGCAAAGCATATGCTTCAGGTATTTAAAAGATATTATTATACGCTACCTAATCCGCTGAAAAGAGAACTAATAGTAGATAATACTACTGATATGGAATTTGCTGATAGTGGTGCGAAAATTATGGCGGTTAGTGCTGAGGGTAAAGGTGGCCTAAGATCTTTTACTTGTAACTATCTGTTGATATCAGAATATGCTTTTGCTCCTAACCCTGAAGAACTTAAGGCTACTGCTATTGGGGCACTAAACGGAAATAAACTTATTGTGGAAAGTACGGCTAACCACTATGGAGATGCTTTACACCAAGAAATTATTAAAGCTCAACGTGGTGAAGGTAACTGGGAATATTTATTTTTTCCTTGGGTTGACCACCCCGGATATAGTACTGAGCCTCCCCAGAACTGGCGACCTGCTGACTTGGATTATATGAGGGTAAATAACTTACATATCAATCAAGCACACTGGCGAGAAACCATGATACACAGACTTGGTGGGGAGGAATTTAGGCGTGAATATCCTATTGACTTGGACGAAGCGTTTGCTCAAAGTGGTCGTGCTTACTTTACTGATAGTGACCTTCGTTATGTGGAGGTTAGAAATATCGAGGCCAAAAACAATGAGACTATTATTTTTGACGAGCCAGACTTCAACACTTCTTATGCTATTGGTGTTGACGTGGCAAGTGGAAGGGGTGGTGACTATTCAGTTATTACCGTTATGGATAAGTTATCTTATCAGCCAGTCGCTATGTTCCGTTCTAATACTACACCGCCCGTGGAACTAGCTGAGATCATAGTACATTTAGCAACAGAATATAACGAAGCTAAAGTACTTGTTGAGGAAAACAACTGGGGTCTTCCAGTACTAAACGAACTGAGACATAGGGGATACTACAACCTATGGACAGACCAAAAAGGAAAAAACTGGATAACAACACAGAAGTCGAAACTAGTTATGTTTGAAGAACTAAAGACTTTGTTATCTGAAGGTGTAGTAACCCAACTAGATTCTGTAACTTATATTGAGCTTAGGTCTTATCAGTTAGACGAACGAGGCTTGGCTCCTAAAGTACCAGATAACTTAGACCACCACGGCGATACAGTTATTGCTTTGGCTTTGGCTTGTCAGTGTTTGAAACAAGTTCGTATGAGCAGAGCAGCACACTTACCTGACTGGGTAAGGGAAAGACGAGCACAACGTATTCTTGATTCTGCTTTAGGCCAGAAAGAGAAACGTTACTAATTTAACAAATAATATTTATTATGAGGAAACATCTATATGAACAATACTGAAAAGGTACAGTTTATCCGTGCTGTATTAGCAGAACACGAAAACCTCTGGAAAGAACGTGTTGCTGATATGCGTAGATATAAGGCTGCGTATACAACGGAATTCTATAAAGAGCGAGAAGCTTTTGATACACACGGACAGATACGTGTTGAGACTGCTGACGCTTATGCTTATATAGAAGGTTTTATTGCCTCACTATTCAGTAAAGCCCCAGCAGTTGAGATAGGTGCTGACGTTCAGGGCAAAGGCAATATGAAGTTGGTTAAGGAGATCTGTAATAGATTTTTGTATGACCAGAAGACACAGTTAGAACTTGCCAGTCGTTTAGCACTTATCTATCCAAATAGTTTTATTAAGCTATATCCCAAAGAGAGCCGTGGTGTTTTAGATAGTGTTGGTATGAAGGCTGTAAGTCCTTGGGAAATTATTGTTGATAGAGATAGTAGTGAATGGGACGAGCAACGTTTTGTTGGTCATGTTTACTATGAAAATATCGCGAAGATGAACGAACGCTTTGGAGCAAAGCGTTGGATAGGTATTAAGAAAGAAGACTACTTCCACGAAACAGGAGCACCTGAAGATCCTTATTCATATGCGGAAAGTGATAACTTACCTAACCAGTTCTTGTATTGTAAGGTTGTTGAGCTATATGACTTTGTTAGTGGCAAACTATATTTCTGGACACCTAACTGGAGAGACGGTGACGGTTTACTTGAGCAGTTAGAGATACCACTAGAAGACGCTGCTGGTAGGAAACAGTCACCTATTATTCCACTTTATTATTCTCGTGTACCTGACCAACCGCTTGACGGTCTATCTGCTATGAAGCGTATTTATGATCAGGTATATGAAAAAAATATTCTACGTTCCTTCTGGGCTAACGCTATTCGTAGAGATACTAGACAGTATCTTGTTAAGGAAGGAGCTATTGACGAAGAAGCACTTGCTAAGATTACTGCTGGTATTGACGGTGCTATGATACCTGTTGACGCTGAGAACTTGGCAGGACTTATTAGTGTTGTACCTACTGTACCTATAAGTTCTAACCACAGCCTATACCTCAGTCAGATTGACGCTGACTTGGCTAAGGGTTCAGTACTTGCTCCGTTTACCCGTGGAGAAACTACTAAGTCGTCTGCTACAGAAGTTGCTGCCTTGGCTCAGTATACTGCTTCAGAGATTGGTAGGTTGGCGCGTGAACGTGACGCTATGATAGAAAAGATAGCTGATACATATATTCGTATTATCGCCCTAACTGTTGAGGATACGTTACAAGAAATTATTTTGCTGGAAGGTAACCCTGAGATTGTTACTTCACAAAAGCTGGAAGGTAAGTTTAAGTATGTGGCTTTGGATCAGGCTTCTACACCTATTGGTGAAAGTGTCCGTAAGCAACAGCTACTACAACTTGTTCCTGTACTATCTCAGCTTGGTGTTGAGCAGTACAAGATACGTGACGAGATTATCAGACTATTTGATCTACCAAGAGAATTTAGTAAGACCCCAGAAGTTCAGCAAGAACTTGACCCAAGAGCGGCTGCTGCTGCCGCAGGTATGCCTAAAGGTAGACCAGACGGAGCACCGTTTGATACAAGACCACCTAGTCCTGAGCAAGCAATAGCCGACCAGTTTGGTGCTGCTAGACGAGGGACTGTACCGTTTCCTATGCCGGGAGACTTTGGGCCTAATAAATGAAAAAGAAAAAAGGATTGCCTAAAAGATATAAAGCACCGAAAGGTAGTAGCAGAGCGAAGAAGATTCGTGAAGCACATGCTGAATACAAGAAAGGCAATAAGAAAAAAGCTTTTGCTATGAGAGAAAAACAAGAAGCTAAAGTAAGGAAGACAGGATCGTATGG